AAAATGGCTCACATATTTAACAACTAACGCTGATAGATATAGGTTTTGGAACAGCACTAGCAATGAGGTAATGACTATTTTGTTAAGTGGTTATGTTGGTATAGGTATAGACACACCGACAGCAACTTTGCACGTTAAAAACGATCAAAGCACTAGCTGGTTAACTATATCTGAAACACAAGGAACTGGAGGTGGTGGCTATTATTTTAATGGCACATCAATTACTCAATCAGCTAGTAAAGTTCTTTTAGTTAGTACAACTAGCAATGTAGATACTTTTGCTATAAAACCAAGTGGTCGAATTGGGATTGGTACTGGCGTTCCAGATGGTATTTTGCAAGTTCAAGGAAAAAACGGAGCCACTATATATTCTCAATTATTAATGGGTTATAATGGTACATCAAGTAACTTTTATGATGGTGATACACAAACTTTTAGAACTGGCGGCGGTGTAAATAAAATGGTTATAACTACAAATGGTACTACATTTTTCTCACCAGCAACTGGAACAGCAAGTGGCGATTATACTAATGTGCAATATTATCCTTATAAAGTAGATTCAGCAACACAAAGTAGCGATTATTGGAGAATACCGCATATTTCTGGTAGTGCTTCTATTTCTGGTGTTTATAATTACGAAACTGGAAAAAATGTTTATTGGGGTGAGCCAGCTGATACTGGAACTTATGAATTTAGAGGTCGTTATATAAATGCAACATCAAGTAATACAGTAGTTGGTGCATTTCACAACGACTTAGGATCTTGTATTTTTAAAATTGGAGATGCAAGTAATTCAAGTTATTCTGATTTACAATTGTATTCTAATAGTGGAACTGGTGAAATATTTAAAGCTGGAACTGCTTATACAGGTTGGGGTGGTGCTTTAGCACTTAACATTTTTAATAGTAATGGTGATATATGTTTTCATCCATCTGGAACTGCAAATATTATGAAGGTTAAAACATCTGGAATTACAGTTACTGGTTCGGTTACTGCAAGTGGTGATGTTATTGCATTTTCAGATAAAAGAGTAAAAACAAATATTAAAACTATTGATAATGGTTTACAGAAAGTATTAAATTTAAGAGGTGTTAGCTACAATAGAACTGATATTGATGATAATTCAGATAAAATTGGTGTTATAGCTCAAGAAGTTAAAGAGGTATTGCCAGAGGTTGTTAAATACAACAAAGAGGATGATAAATATGGTGTTGATTATGGTAAAATGGCTGGTGTATTTATTGAAGCTATAAAAGAATTGAAAGCAGAGGTTGATAGCTTAAAACAAGAAATCAAAGAATTAAAAAAATAGATTATGCCTTGTCCAAATATTGCAAATGATGAAATATCAATGCTTAAAACAGCTAGGGAAAGAACTGGTGCTGGTTATACATCGAGTTTTACAATTACATCACCAATTTATATGTCTGATATACAAAGATTATCTGGCGGTAATACAAGTGGCTCTGGCAATTCTTATCCACCAGTTGCTTTGGCAAACCCAATAAATAACCGACCAGATGGTCAAAATCCCTTAGCTATGTCTGAATTTAGTTTATACGATCAAAACCCACCAAGAACTGCATTTATGTTTAATTATGATAATCAATCTAGTGTTAGTGCATGTGCTTTTGCTATTCCTTTTGATACATATTATCATGATGATTCAAATAATTTAGTGCCTAGTTCATTAAATATTTATACAGCTTATACAACACAAACTGGAACAACAGTAGCAACAGCAGGTTACTATGCTATATATACAACTGGCGGATCACCAAGTGGTTCATGGATGCAAGTTGGAAATAATGGATTAATAATTGCAACTGGAAGTTGTTAAAAAAAATACTAAATTTGTAAAAAATATATTATGGCAAATACATACACTTGGAATATAAACCAAATGACTGCAAAAATCAATCAATATGATTTAGAAAATGTAATTTTTAGAATAAGCTATACATATTTAGCAACTGATAATGATGATTCAACATTAGTAGCATCAATCACTGGTGCAATAGAAGTTGAATATATTGAGGGTGATCCATTTATCCCCTATGCTGATTTAACAAAAGAAGATGTTGTTGGGTGGCTAGAATCCTCTGAGAATATTAATATACCAGAAATGCAAGAAAATCTAAATCAAATGATTAATGATAAAAAAAACCCAGTTGATGAATATTTATATCCAATGTGGGATTAATAATAATTAAATAAATAAAAATGAGCAAACTAGAAGAAAAAGAATTAAAATCTTTACAAGAAAATCAAGGGAAAATTAATCAAGTTGTATCTAATATGGGTGCAATATCTATTCAAAAAATTAACTTAGAAAAGTCAAAGGAATCTTTACTAGGTGAATTGAAAAAAATAGAAGATGAGCAAAACGATCTTAAAAAAGAACTTGAGGAAAAGTATGGAAAAATCTCAGTTAATTTAGAATCTGGCGAATACGAAATTATCCCAGAGCAAGAATAAAATGGCAGTTATAAATGCCACTAGCTTTCTGTTATTAAAAGATACAACAGTTGTAGGGCATTCTAAAAGCACTAGCTTTAATATTAATGTAGATTTACCAGATGCTACAACCAAAGAAAGTTTAGGTTGGGCAGAGGTTATACCAGGTGTTAAATCTGGAACATTAAGTTGTGAATGTTTAACAGATTATTCTGATACTTTAAATTTTGAGCAGTTAGCCGATATGGTGCTAACTAAACAAAAGGCAACTTTCTATTTTAAAGACAATGTAAATCCTAAATTAATAGTTAGAGGTGAGGGGTTTATTAACTCAGTTGATGAGACAGCTGAGTTTGAAACTGCTACTAGTTTTAACTTAGAAATAAACCTAACTGGTGTATTTACAGTTACTGATCCTAGCGAGGGTAAAACTTGGGATAATGTGTTTGAGTTTTGGGAAGATATATCAGATAACTGGGAAGATGTATAATTTTTTTATTTGTATATTTGTTACAGATTAATAATTAAAAAATATATAAATGGCTACACTAGGCGTATTTAATGGATCAGATTTATTACTTAAATTAACAGATGGAACATCAATAGCATCATCTACTATTATTGGACACTCAACATCTTGTACTCTTACACTATCAAATGATTTGCCTGAGGCAACTACAAAAGATAGCAATGGGTTTCAAGAAGTTATTGCTGGTGTTAAAAGTGGTGAAATTTCTTTTGAGGGATTAATTGCTTATGATGATGATGCAAATCCAGTTGATTTTGCTGACATTTTGATTGCAAGGAGAGCTGTATCATGGGAATTTGGAACTGCTAACTCTGATCCTATTTATTCAGGATCTGGGTTTTTAAGCTCAGTTGAAATGAGTGCTGAAATGGAATCTCCAGCAACTTATAGTGGTTCAATTACTGTAAATGGTGCAATTACTAAATCATAATTTAGGTAATTCTTAATAAAAATTAAAGGGGGTATGGATTGAGGGAACTATACCCCTATAAATATATAAATATGGCAAACAAAAAAAGAGGTTACTATACCTTAAAAATAGGTGGCAAAATGCGAACTATGCATTTTTCAATGAATTTCTGGTCAAACTTTACTGATGAATTAAATGTATCAATTGATAAAATAGGTGATGTATTTAATGATGGTATTTCACTTAGCACTATAAGAGCTTTAATATATAGTGGTTTATTGGCTAATGATCAAGAGCAAGGCAATGAAATTGATTATAATATTTTTAAAGTTGGTATGTGGCTTGAAGATTTAAAAACTGAAACTTTTACAGATGTAATAAGTTCAATGATGGAGTCAAGAATACTTGGCAACGATCTAAATATGGGTGTTGCTAGAAATATTAAAAAAACTACTAAACCTACAAAAGAGGGAAAGTAAGTTCCCAGCTGACTTGGGATAGTTTATTAGATTTTTATATTGGTCAAGCTGGGATTTCACCAGATGTTTTTTGGAAAAATACTTGGAAGGAAAATCATTTAATGGGCGAATCACATATGATCAAAAGTAATGTGGCTTGGGAACAAACCAGATATTTAGCTGCTATGCTTTACAATGTAAATTGCAATAAAAAAGGTCAAATGATTACACCAGATAAATTATTTCCTTTGCCTCAAGATGTTTATTTGGGTAAAGGAAAACCAAAGTCAACTAAAGAGCAATTTTTAAAATTTAAAAACAAAGTAGATAAAAGTAAGCTGCCAAAATAGGTGGCTTATTTTTTTTGTATTTTTACATAAAAATATTTTATGGCAAAGTTAAGATTAGATTTACAGCTAACTGGTTTTGAACAAGCTTCTACCAAATTGCAAAAATTTGGTAAAAAAATGCAAGCAGTTGGAAAAAGTATTTCTGCAATAAGTTTACCATTAGCTATTGCTGGTGGTGCAGCTATAAAAATGGCTAGTGATTTTGAAGAGAGCATGAACAAAGTTGATGTATCTTTTGGTAAATCATCAAATAAAGTTAAAGAGTTTGCAAAAACTACTTTAACACAATTTGGTATTGCAGAGGGATCAGCATTAGATATGGCTGCCCTTTTTGGTGATATGGCAACTTCAATGGGAATTTCACAAAATGCTGCTGCTAATATGAGTACTTCAATGGTTGCTTTAGCTGGTGATTTAGCATCTTTTAAAAATATTGGTATTGATCAAGCTACGACCGCTTTAGCTGGTGTATTTACTGGTGAGACAGAATCATTAAAAAGATTAGGCGTTGTAATGACTGAGGTTAACTTAATACAATTTGCTATGGAGCAAGGTATTCAAAAGAATATCAAAAGTATGACACAAGCTGAAAAAGTGAATTTAAGATACCAATATATTTTGGCACAAACTGGTAATGCACAAGGGGATTTTCAAAGAACACAAGAAGGTGCGGCAAACCAAATGAGAATATTTACGGAAGGTTTAAAAGAGTTAGGAGCGGATATTGGTAAAATATTATTGCCAGCATTTACTAATATTGTAAAATATGCAAATTCACTTGTTAAAAAATTTATAGATTTAGATGATAAAACAAAAAAAATAATAGTAGTAATTGGGTTAATAGTTTCATCTATTGGACCACTATTATTAACTATTGGTTATTTAACTTCCGCAATTGGTATAATGGCAAGTGGTTTTGCAACTTTAAAAATTGCTTTAATTGCTGTTAAAGGTGGCTTTGCAAAATTAACAGTAGTTATGATGGCAAATCCTTTTGTTGCTATTGCAACTGCTATTGTAGCATTAACTGGATATATAGTTACGATGGGTAATAAAATGGCTCCACTTATTAGCAAATGGCAAACATTTAAAAATATTATTAAATCTGGTGGGAATTATTCTAAGTTTGCTGCATTACAATTAGCTGATCAAGCAGGTGCTCAAAAAAAATTGGATGAGGAAACTGAAAATAATATAGATACAATAGATACACAAACCAAAAGCATTCTTAAAAATACTGAGGCAATCATAGATAATAATGATGCAAAACAGAGATCTCAAGTAGGAACTGTCAATTCTGGTTTAGGTGCAAAACCAAAAGGAGTTGAAGCTATTGTTGGTGTTGCTAAAATGGGCAAAGATCCAGCAACTGCTTTAGCCGAAAGTATTGGGAATGGTAATATTTTATTACAAAGCAAATTAACAGAAACTAGTCAAATGTTATCTGAAAGTCAAATGGAATATTTAAACAATGCACATATGTTTAACCAACAATTAGGTGGGGTTTTTGAATCTGGCTTAGAAGGTTTAGCATCTGGCATTGGAGCTGCTTTAGGACAAGCAATTGCAACTGGTGGCAGTTTAGGTAGTCAATTAGGAGCTGTATTATTAGGCACTCTTGGTGGTGTTGCAACACAAATTGGTAAAATGGCTATTGGAATCGGTATTGCATTAGAGGGTATAAAAAAAGCATTACAAAGTTTAAACCCTTTTGTTGCTATTGCTGCTGGTATTGCTTTAGTGGCTTTAGGTTCGTTTTTTCAATCTAAATCAGCTAAAATTTCTGAAAGTATAGGTGGAGGTGGAGGTGCTAAAGCATTTGCTAAAGGTGGCATCGTATCTACACCAACTCTTGGTTTAGTCGGAGAGTACCCGGGAGCGAGATCCAATCCAGAGGTGATAGCTCCTTTAGATAAATTAAAAAGTATTATAGGAGACAGAGGTCAATCTCAAGTCAATGTAAGTGGCCAATTTGCACTTAAAGGTCAAGATTTAGTAGTTGCATTACAAAGAGCAGATAGGAATAGAAATAGAATTAAATAATGGCATACGGAGTTAAATTTAGATTAGAGTTTTCTGATGACTTAGAAAATGGCAAAAAAATAGAAATCTTAAAAGATGGCTATACTGGAACTGTATATGATTTAATAGGAACTAGTGATCCAGTACAAATTAGCTGGGATCAAGATGATAATTTTTATGATCCTATTATTGGCTCAACTTGTCAAATAAATCTTTTTGTTACAGATACAACAAACTATGATGATTTTTATATTGCTGATGAGAGAGAGTACAAAATCAAAATTTCTTATAAAGATTCTAGTAATAATTATCAAACCTATTGGCAAGGGTGGCTGTTAGTAGATCAATTTCAAGAAGCTGTTACATCAACTCCCTATCCTATAACTTTACAAGGTTATGATGCATTAGGTAGCTTAGATGGGTTTACACAGCCATTAACAACATCTGGTGGTGTTCAAATTACTGGCAGTTTTATGGTTTTTATACATGAGATATTAGAAAATATAAATTTAGGTTTTGATATTTACGTTTCAAATGATATACAAAAAGATGGTGCAATTTCTGGCTATAATATATTTGATCAAGCATCTTGTGGAGCTGATAGTTTTTTTTCAGATGGTGTTGATCCAAAAAATTGTAAAGAGGTTTTAGAGCAAATTTTAAAATTTACAAACTCAAGAATTTTTCAAAGTTATGGCAGATGGTATATAATTAACAACTCAAGTTATAGTGAGCAATCAGTTAAAGATAGTAGTGCAACAACAGCTAATGGTGGCACAATACCAACTGGTATTAGAGCTGCTGAAACTGCTAGTTTACAAGCCAATAATGATGAGGATATAAAATATGATATTTATAATTCAGCTGGTGTATATCAATCAACAAGCACAGTTGATGTTTTATCTATTGTGCCAAGTGATCTGCAACCAATAGGCAATAATTTAACAAAAGAATATTTACGACCATTAAAAGAATATACACAAACTGTAAACATGGCTGGGTTTTTTAGCTCAAATATTATAGGCAATTCTGGATTTGAATTTGGCACATCTGGCTGGACATTAACAAATAGTAGTGTTGTAAGTGATTTTAGTTTTCAAGGTGATGCATCTTTAAAATCTACTAATTTACAAACATCTGCTAGTGGAACTGGTGTAACTGCTACATTAGTAAATTACATTGATGAAGCTGGATCTGATTTTGTAGGTTATAAATTAAAAATAAATAATTTTTTTAATTCAACATCTAGTGTTGTTAGGGGTTTTAGATGGCAAGTCAAGGCGGTTGCTTTTACAATACCAGGTGATCCCCCAATAGCAACAAGATATTGGGATGGTAATGCTTGGACAACCACAGCAACAATTAATGAAGTAAATATTGTAAATAATAGAAGATGGAAAAGCTATGATTTCACAGCTCCAGCATTGCCAAATAATTCATGGCGATTATATTTTTATTTATATGATCCCTTTCAAACTGGTAGCACATCTGGTTTTATAGATACACATTGGGATTCAATAATATTTGATAAAATATATATAAATGAAGATGGGCAACGATCTGAGTTTTTTGAAAAATTTGATTTACTACAATTTAAAAGAAAACGTACTGGTAATTTTTCTGGTTTATTAAATTTAGATGGTTTGATATTAACTAATCAAGAATATTCTAAAATATCTGGTGAATTTTATAGATCAAGAGATAAAACAAATTACTTGAAATCAATAGAACAAATTACAACTCAACAAGTCATAAATGATTATAGAGATTTTGTAATTAGATATGAGGGCGATTTATACAATAATAATGTTTTGCCATTAGGGTTACATAATAAAATATGGATAAATTTTGGATCAAGTGTTTTACAAGAACCAGTTAGTTGCTATATAGATTCAATGTCCTATAATGTCAAAAAAAATACATATAATATAATAATGCATATACCGAATCAAAATGATGATTTATCATCTGATTTTGTAATAAAATTTTAACTTTTTTCTTTTCCTTGTTTGCTGTGAAAACCCTCTTAGTGCCTAACACTTTGGGGGTTTTCTTTTATAAATAAATTAAAATAATTCTTTTATTTAAAAATTTTTTTTTATTTTTGTAAGCTAAATAACAAAATATGATATTTGAAATTCATTTTAGGAATGAGCTTAAAAGGTTAAAATTTAAGCGATACCAAATTTGTACAATCTTAGGTTGTACCATGCCAACACTTAAAAGCAAAATTGAGAATCCAGGGCGATTAACTGTTGATGACATTACCAAATTAAAAAACTCTGGGTTCGATATTAACAGATTAATTTAAACCAAACTATAATTTTATGAAATCAGTAAACATTAAGGGAAAGGAATATATTACAGTTAATGAACGACTAATATATTTCAGATCAAAGCCAACTTATAAAGGTTGGAAAATCATTGAGGAGCTTGTATCCTTAGATGAAAAAGAGGGGGTTTTTAAAGTGACTATTTTTAACTCTGAAAACCATCAAGTAGTAAATGCTCATGCTCAAGAATATAGAGATTCAAGCTATATAAACAAGACATCATTTGTTGAAAATGGTTTTACTAGTGCTTTAGGTAGGGCATTAGGTTACTTGGGTATTGGCATTGATACAGCTATTGCATCAGCTGATGAGGTGCAAACTGCTGTTAAAAACCAGCCAAAAGATAATAAATCTTGGCTAAATGAAAATCAATTAATTGCAACACTAAAAGGCACAAAAGAACAAGCTGAAAAAGTGATAGGTAATTATAAGATGAAAAAAGAATATAGAGAAAAAATCAATAATCAATTTAATTTAAAATAATAATATGGAAGCAAATGAAAAAATTTTTACAGAGGGTTTAATTGTCAAAAGAAATGACAATGCACCAGATTTTGTAATTGGCAATCTTAGTGTTAAGGTTGATGAGTTTAAACCTTTTTTAGACAAACACACTAAAAATGGATGGGTTAATATAGATTTAAAAAAATCTCAAAGTGGTAAATACTATGGTGAGATTAATACTTGGCAACCTAAACAAAATGCTCAAGCTCCAGCATCAAATGATGGTGGCAATGATTTACCATTTTAGTTATGTGCATTAATGGCGAAACCTTTGAATATTTTAGAACACAAGAAAAGGTTAAATTAATTAAAAAATGTGTTAATACTTTAAGATCACATGGTTACACAATTATAGATTTAGAGGGTGTAATTATAGAAAATGATATAAAGTAATTCTCTTTTTAATACTGGCAAACAAAGGGAATAAAGAGGGCAAGATTAATTTCTTGCCTTTTTTTTTATAATTTATTTGAATAATTAAAAATATTTTTTTAAATTTAAAACTAATTTTAAAATTTATATATGAAAAACGTATTAACAGAGTACACTAAATTACAATTAATATTATATGATTTAGAAAATGAATATCCTAAAATGTCAGAGGATGGTAAAAGAAATTTTAAAGAATTATTTAAAATGTTTAATATGAAAAATTCAATGAAAGTTATAGAAAATAAAACATCAGATGAAATTGAACAAGAAAATTTATATAACCATTATCGTAAAGGATTTTTACACAAATTAGAATTTAATAATAAATGGTGGGTTTCAAAAGGTGTATTGAGATTGAGATATGATTTATCAGTTCCAACTATATTAAAATATAGAAAGCAAGGCATGCCAGGTATTTTAACTGGCAGAGGTTGGATGTTTAATATAAATGTGACTGATCAATGGATGAGGGATAATAAAAAAGGTGAGTTAATAATTAAAGATCAAACTAATTTTCACTTATTAGAAACATTATAAAAAAAAATTATGAAAGTAACTAAAGTAACTAAGATTTACCGACCAATGAGAAAATTTGGCAACCTATTAAAAGATATTTTTTTACCAGAAACATCAACTCATTGGTGGATTAGAGTAAGCGAAATTGCATACTCTGAGCAAGAAAAAAAAGAAATGATAAATATTATAACAAAAAAATTAAATAATAGAATTAAGGTTTATGAAAGTAATTAAAGATAGTAATGATCAATACCATTCGCATGATAGTATATCTGCTAGTGGTTTAAAAACGATATATAAAAAATCTGTATATCATTTGTTAAATCAAAAATTTAAAGAAACTCCAGCAATGGCATTAGGTACAGCGGTGCATCAAGCTCTATTGGAGCCAGATGATTTTTATGACATTTATCATATAATTGAAAAAATTAATAAAAGAACTAAAGCTGGAAAAGAGGAATATCAAAAGCAATTAGATTTAGCAAAAGATAAAATTATAATTGAGTCAGATACTCATGAAATAATTAAAAATATTTTAGGTGCTTTTAGACAAAATGAGTTAGCGCAAAAATATTGTAAAGGTGAAATTGAATTGTCACACTATACACAATATGAGGGCATTGATGTAAGGGTGCGGCCAGATTGTATTAATAGAATATCAAATTTTATTAGTGATGTAAAAACTTGCCAAGACAACTCACCAGAAGCATTTAAAAGAGATATATATAAATGGGGTTACCATTTGCAAGCGGCATTTTATATGGATATGTGTGGTATTGATACTTTTAAATTTATTGCAGTTACAACTACATTCCCACACACTTGTGAGGTTTATACTTTAAGTGATGAGATGATTGAGTTTGGCCGCAATGCATATAAACAAGCATTTGAAAAATGGAAAATATATTTAGAATCTGGTAATGTGCCAGGTTATCATTGGTATCAATTTGCAAAAGATGGATCTTATGTTTTATAAAAATAAATCTGACTTATATAGGGCAATAGTCGAAAAGCATACTAATTTAGAGTTAAGCACACCCACTAGACAATTTAATTATGTTTTTGCTAGGAGCTGTTATTATTATTTATGCAGAAAATTTGGCTTGATGAGTTTTGCCAAAATTAGCGCAACTGTAAATAAAAATCATGCCACTGTAATGCATAGCTTAAAAGAGCTGCCATATATTATAAAACATGATCGTGTTTGCAATAGTATATTTCAAAAAATTGTTAGTGAAGTTAGAAAAGATTATTTTATTCCTAAAACTAAAAAGACATTAGATCAGCTGGTAACTAACCATAATTATTATTTATTAGAAAATGGCAATCTAAAAAATATTGTAAAAAAATTAGAAAGTAAAGTAAAAAGGTTAACAAATAAAAATAAAGAAATGAAAAGAATTATTTATGTTATGGCCGATACCGACTAAATATTTTTTAATTTTGTAAAAAAACTTTATGAAAAGAAATCCTTATGCTAGATTTTTAGGTAAAGAAGATGTATTGCAAAACCAAGTAATGAGATATATAGGATTAAAATATCCTAAAGCTCTTTACACCCATGTAGCAAACGAGGGTAAACGAACACCTTTTGAAAGGTATAAAATGAAATACTTAGGCACTAAATCTGGAATACCAGATATAATGATATTTAACCCAAATAAAACAAAGAATGGCTTAGCGATTGAATTAAAAGCTGGGTATAATAAACCCACTGAAACACAAAAAGAATGGCTTAAAGAGCTTAAAAACAATAACTGGGTGGCTGTTTGGAGTAATAATTTAGATGAGTGCTTAGAAATAATAGATGAATATTTTAAAAATTAATAATGGCTAGATCAAAAAAAATATATTTTGAGGAAGTCGAACAACGAGTAAGATGGACACAAAGCTCAACTGATAAAATGAAATACAATTATAAATTTATTGGTGTGGCTAGTGAAGCAGAATTTGATCTGCTAATGGAGTTACTTTGGTTTATGTACGAGGAAGATGAAATATCTTATAATCAGTTTTTCGATACTTTTAGAGAATTAAAAACATTTTGTGATGGAATTAAAGGTTTGGTTGACAAACAATAATTTTATTACTTTACTTATTTATGAAATACAATAAGATTTTAAAACCTAAAAAGTTTGACTACTTTACTATTATACCTAGCTCCATATTTAGGCACAAAAATATTACAGTTGGTGCTACTGGCTTGTATGCTTATTTATTTTCTCACACAGCTGAACAAGAAATAACAATACAATTTATTTGTGGGCATTTTAAAGAATCAAAAGGTGCTATTGGTCGTAAACTTAATGAGCTTATTGATGCTGGTTATTTAGTTAGGAAAAGGGTAACTGATAAAGGTAAATTTAAAGGTTATAATTATATACTAAAAGCAAAACCAAAAACCCAAAAACCAGAACCCCAAAAACCGAAACCGCAAAATGAACCACAAAGTAATATTATATATAATGATAACAATATAAAGAGTAATATAACACAAACTGAGAAAATGCAAAATGCATTCCCTCACTTTGTTAAATTATTTGATAAAAGATACCAACCAAAAACTGATGCACAAATTGAAAGTTGGCAAGTAGTTTTAGATAGATGTGTTAGAATTGACAAGTATAGTTTAGATGAGGTTTATTTAGCTGTTAAAAATGCTAGAGAATCTGATTTCTGGAAAAATAATTTTTTAACATTATTGAAACTTAGAAACCATGACAAAAATGGAATTATGTACATTCATAGGTTTATTGAAAATAATAGAAAATACAATAAGCCGAAATGTTACTACAAAATAAAAGGCATACAAGAATATAAATTATACAATGATCCTGATGGCTCTGAAAGATTAGGTGCTATAACTAAATACAATAAACTCAATGAATTTAATTTATTACAATTTTTAAATAAAGATGAGATTGATGAGCTAAAAAACTTTATTAAATGATTATAGGCAAAGTATATAGTTTAGATCAATACGAACAAGCCATTGTAAAGCTATCAGCTGAACAAAGGCATAATAATAAAATAAAAACTGGATGGGATGGTTCTAAAACAGTAAATCCAAAATCAGAGCTTGATTTAAATATAGTTGGGTTTGGTGGTGAGTTTATATTTGCTAGGGAAAATAATTTATATCCAGATTTTAAAATACATAATACTAGCAAAGTAAATAAAACAGATGATTATGATCACCAATGGTTAGGACATTCTGTTGATGTAAAAGTAAACAGAAAAGATCACCCATTAATGATACCAGAATATGCAAATACAGATTGTAAAATATTTGCTCTGTTTACTTGTAATTATCCAAACTATACTTTTGAGGGTTTTAGTTTAAATCAAATTATATTTCAAGATTGTAACAAAAGAATGACTAAAGTAAAATCCTATGTTATTGAAAAAAGCAATCTATTAACAAAAAAAGAATTAATATTTTTATTAAATATTTAAAATAAATTTCTATATTTAAAAAATATTTTTATTTATGAATCACTATAATGACTTATTGGCTCTAGGTATTAACTTAAAAAGATCAACTGGATCTGTTAAAACTAAATGCCCACAATGCTCACATAAACGTAAAAACAAAACTGATGATTGTTTATCAGTAAATATTGATGAGGGTTTATATAATTGCCATCATTGTGGCTGGGGTGGTAATGTAGGTATTAAGTTTAAACAAAAGGTTGAATATGTTTTGCCACCAAAAGTAAATTCCAACATTGCCGAGAGAGTAATTAAATGGTTTGGCAATAGAGGCATAACTGAGCCAACTTTAATTCATTGGAAAATTGGTGAATCACTTGAATATATGCCACAAGTTCAAGCTAAAAGAAGATGTATCAATTTTAATTATTACAGAAATAATGAAATTGTAAATGTAAAATATAGAGATGGGGAAAAGAATTTTAAATTAGTTTCTGGAGCTGAGCTTATTTTTTATGGCATTGATAATATTAAAGAATTAAATAGATGCTATATAGTTGAAGGCGAAATGGATGCACTTAGTTTACATGAAGCTGGGTTGTATAGTGTTTGTTCAGTTCCTAATGGTGCTAGTAAAGGTTCACAAAAACTAGAATACTTAGACAATTGCTACCAATATTTTAAAGATAAAAAAGAGATAATACTTTGTACTGATAATGATGATGCTGGTTTGCAGCTTAGAAATGAACTGGCTAGAAGATTTGGAAAGTATAGATGTAAATATGTTGAGTTTGGTGATTATAAAGATGCTAATGAGGTTTTAATTGAAAAGGGAGCTGAGACACTTAGAAATATAATTAAACAAGCTAAAGATTTTCCACTTGAGGGTGTTTTAAATTTAGATAACATTTGGCAAGATGTTTTAAATTTTAATGAAAATGGGATTACTAATTATTCAATAGGTTTACCAGGATCTGATAACTACTTTAAGTTAGCATTTGGGGAATGGAGTGTATTGTCGGGCATACCCAACTCGGGAAAATCTGACATTTTAGATCAAATACTTTGCAATGTTGCATTAGAACACGATTTTAGATGTGCAATGTTTTCACCTGAGAGTTTTCCTTATGAAGGGCATATAAAAAGAATTGCTAATAAATTAAATCAAAAGAATTGTAATAGTGAAGATCTAAATAATACTAAAGATTTTATTGAAGATCATTTCTTTTGGATTAAGATTGATTTAGAAAACTTAACCTTAAAAGGCATTTTAAATGCATTTAGGGAGCTTGTATTTCAAAAGGGTATAAATGTATGTGTGATAGATCCCTGGAATATGTTAGATCACTCAGCTCAAAGAGATCATAGTTATATAGGCAAAATACTTAGTCAAATAACACAATTTTGTCAGCAAACCAATACTCATTTATTTTTAGTGGCACATCCAAGAAAAATTGAAAGTGAGGGTGGTGTATATAAAAAACCAACTCTTTATGATATTTCTGGTTCAGCTGATTTTTTTAATAAAGCATATAATGGTTTAATTGCTTATAGATGCATTGGCCAAAAAACTAAATATAAAAGTGATGTTGTTAGATTGCATGTTGAAAAGGTTAAAAGAAAAGAGAATGGGCAATTAGGTGATTTTGAGATAGCTCCAGATTTTGATAATGGTGGTATCTATAAACAAATATATCAAGGTGAAAAAAAAATACAAGTAATAAAAGATAACGTACCATTTTAAAAATTAAATTATGATAAAACTAGAACAAGAAGGGGATTTTGAAAGATTAATTTTAGCAATTTTTATTCAAGAAAATCCAAAAGAATATTTAAAACTTTTAAATTCTTTAGATACAGATTTAGCAATAGATATAAAAAAATATTATACAGATTTAGAAAAAATGCACATACCTAAAAAATATAAGCCAGATTATCTAATTAAAGCAATTAAAAAATTTGAATTTTAATAATATGACACAAAAAGAATTTCAAGAAACTAGAAATTATATCTTAGAAAAAGCTCAAGATATAATGGATGCTAAGCAACCAGAATACACAAACAAAAGTATTGATGTATTGAACAATTTTAAATCAACAGCTAAAAGTATTGGAATACAACCGATGGAAGTTTGGGCGGTATTCTTTAATAAGCACATAC